TAGGTAAATTTACGGATGGTAATAAAGGAACAGCTATTTCAGACTGTCAAGTATTTATTGAAATGCAAGACGGATCTTTGCAAGAAATTAAAAAAATGGAATTGCAAGAGAGTCGATTGGTTGGTAAGATAAACAGCAGTTCAGCCTGGAGAGTGGTAATGAAAGGGGAACCTAGAAGTAAAGCTCCTCAGTCATTAACATTTAAAATTTAAGTTTCCCTCGCGGGTTGGCTGTGGAAGCTAGCGTGGAAGCAGCCGTAAAACCTGCAGGTAATTAACAAGAAGTCAACATAATGACAGGAAGGAGATATAATGGCTAAAAAGAAAAAGAATAAAAAAAATAAGAAAAAGAAGAAAAATAAAAAGAAAAAGAGAAAATAGTGTGACATTTATGCAACACTGTTGCATAAAAGCAACAGTGTGCCAACATAAGTGGAGATTTAGGGGCATTGATTTTTTTTTTCTATCAAAAAAAAGTCGGTGGCACAGTGGCACAAACCGTAATTTTGGCTTAAAAGTGTTGGTATTATTGACTAATAGCTGTGCCAGAGGGTCCATTTTCGGTGGCACAGGGTGGCACAAATGACGTCAATACTAGCTTTTTTGACTTTTTACGGTGGCACAAAATCAAAAAGTGTACGATGAATTCAGATTTTGTACTCGGCGCGCGCGACCCTTTTGGTTTTTTTGAAAAACTTTATAGGGGTCAAATCTCCACTTATATGCTAAAAGGACTTTATGCCTAAAACTAGACGAACTAAAAAATCAAAGTATAAACATATAACAATTAAGAACAAAAAGTATTATTTTTATAAAATTAATTGGGTTGACATTACCGGTGATTCAGGGCACGCTACCCCAGATGAATTTGAAAAATTTATGCCAAATAAAATGTTAACTTTTGCGTATGTTTTTAAGAAGAATAATAAATATGTTTGGACATTTAGTAGCTATGATACGACTGATGTATCCTTCTCGGACAGGAACGTCTTCCCAATCGGTTGTATTAAGAAAATGGAGAAAATGTCTATATGACAAACAAAACTCTTGTGAAAAATATGCCAAATGTGAAATGGCAGGCGATACCTCCTGTGAAAGGGCCTAACCCGCAAGGTCTTATAGATAAAGGTGTGATAAGTACTAAAGTTAAGTTAAAGGACTTAAAAAATTTAGTGAAGAGATTCAAAAAATAAAATCAATTAATCAATCAAATAACCAAAGGACTATATGAAGTATTATAACTTAATAAATGGTTTTTTTAACAGGCACCAAGGAATAGTATTGTTTCTTATGCTTGTGGTGATTTATCTAGACTGTTCTTTTCGTCACTAGATTCCACAACCACACCCTCAATTAAACTTTTGTGATCATCTAGAATCTGTTTCATTTTAGATTCTATTTCTGATTCTGAAAGCTTATCTATATTGCCAGTCATAATTAATTTCTGGTCAACATAGAGTCCTGCCGCTTTACCTCTAGCAACTTCTGCATTGGTAGCTGCAGACCACGCTCCCTTTGCTCTAGCTTCATCTCTGATTCTAGCTAGCTCTGTAATATGTCTTTCAAAATTGACACCATATTTTTCTTGAATCTCTGCTCTTAACTCTCCAATATATTTGACAACTAAAGGTGAGTATTTAGGATTTCTTAATTCAGATGCAGCTTGTCTAGGTCTAGACTTATACCCTGCTTCATATGCACATTCACTTGGACTTTTACGTCCTTCATTGAATACTAGTAATTCTGCGAATTTAATCTGTCTTTCACTAAGTTTTGCTGGTAATCCCATACCTTGACTTATATCGTACATTGTCGTACAAGTCAAATTATGAAAACTTTATTAATGATATTAGGATTACTTGGTGCATCTACAGAGAGCCCTGTTCCAGATGGAACTAGCCTAATTGTAAAACAAGTTTACAACAAGGTGTACGATGAAAAGAGAGTCGAAACTGTGGCAACTTTTAAAGAAAAATACCCCCCAAATTTCTTGGACTAGACTAGAGTCTTGGAGTAGCTTCGGCACTCCAGATTGCTTAGGATACAATGATTTATGTGGTTTTTTTATGTGTGAGCTTAAGATAGCTGATGGTAAAAAAATACACTTTTCCCCCCATCAAAAACTATTTCATATGACTAGAACCAAGCGTAATTTTATACTTGTTCAACAAGCCGCGAAAGGCTCCCAGCCTTCCGTAAAACTTTATGGATCATCCTCGATCCACGGTCTTCTAGAAGATCATAGAGATACGCCGCCCCTAGCTCAGGATGATTGGGCCGCGATTCAACGGGCACTCTTAGGCTTGCGCCCTAACTGAGCTTGAGCTCCCTCCACGAACCGCGATGAGTTGACCGCGTTCAGCTTGTCCGCTTGACAGCTCGTGGGCCCACCCTCCCGCTTGCTCGCTCGCTTGCTCGCTCGCCAGCTTGTAGACCTTCCCTCCTTCAAACACCATTCGTAATGATTTTGTAATATTTTTTCGCTTTCAGTGTTTGCCATATACTACTCTCTTAACGTTGGTATCCCAACAGGCCCTGCAGCTCTGGCACTCGTTGCCCTGCTTAGGGGCCGGACAAGTGATCTGGGCCGCGGCTGTCGTCACGCCTGAGGTGAAGGGCCACCAGCTGGCCGGCTTCTCCTGGTCCACCATATGATCTGATAAAACTATTTTTATATTAGATGGAACCTCTTCAGGGGTGATTAACTTAAGGAACCGCGCTTCACGCGTCGGCAGCCAGTGGGACGTCTCCGGCGTCCGCTTGCACACTTCAAAAATATTTAATAGATGTTTTTCGCTCTGGATGTCTCCGCTGTCGTGCCACCTGAAGTGACTGTGACCTGTGACCAGCGTCACCATTGCGTCGACCCATCGTGGGTCTTCTAAAGATTTCAACCTGCGGTTGAGCGCGTCCTGTACATTCTTAAACCTGTACCGGCCCTTCAGGGCATAGCAGCCAGCGCACACTGAGCCCGGGACCTTCACCAGCTTCGCGCCTGTTATGCAGCGCTGCGCGGGCAGGTTATAAGCCGGGCCTGGCATCTTCGATGGTTTACTCAGGCCGCCTGTAATTTTTTTAGCTTCTTTTTTTAACATATATCCTTTCTTATAAATTCCCATACTACCAGATCAGGGGCTCGCTGTCAAGCTCGCTCGCTAGCTTGTTAGCTTGCGGGCCCACCCTCCCTTTTTTTACCACTTCGTAATACTACGCTTGTGGCTTGTAAGCTTGGGCTCCTGAAGCTTGCCCGCTTGCACTTCAATCACAGGACCAAACTTCTTCCAGCTGTTAGCCATCACGCGCAGCTCTCCGCGCAGCGTGAGCATCTGGCCCGCGCTTGCGTTCTTGATATTTAATTTAATTGTTTTCATCATTCCTTTCTTTTTTACTAGGGGTAAAACCGGTTAATTAAGTCCTCTGGACCCCGCTAACAATTGCCTTCGCAATTGAGATTACTTCAAACCCCTAATGGCCAAGCAATGCGTTTTACCTTATCGCGCGACATTACTTGACCCCAGGTCCTGCCCGTTAGGGTAATAGGAGCGACCTATCATTTCAGGACCAGGGCTCAAGTGCTTGACTCCAGATCCATCCGAAGATGTTTGTCCTCCAGACGATGGATCAGGGCTCAAGTTTGGCCAAGCTAAAAGCAAAAGTAACGTATGTCTCTTTATTGCATTTAGCTATAGCAACTTCTTTAGCTTGACCCCAGATCCCACGAGATACTCTAGAAGATACCTCATTGTGAGATCTGGGCTCAAGTTTGATCAAGCGCAATAGACTACTCGCTAGCTAGAACGCCCTACGCTTGACCCCTGACCGGCGGTGCACACTCCCTTCCATCCCACTCTAATAGCTTGCGCTCTTCAAGTTGGGACTTGGTTGTTCTTGTCGCCGATCAGGGCTCAAGGCTGGCGCTTTCGCGCCAGCGTAATTTTTACCAACTACAACTATACTCTATAACTTCTCCTCTTTTTAATGCTTCTTTACACCATTTCACAAATTGCAAGTCCATTTTTTTATATTCTTTGGCTTGCTCTTCTTGAAATTGTTGTCCCCAGAAAAAACCATCAGTTGCAAAATAATCATAATAATTTGATTTAATTGCTTCTTCTAATCTCTTCAAGACATCTTTAGTAATGATTACTTTATGATCACCACCATTAAAGCCCAACCCATTTAAACCACTATGTTTATCAGTATCTTCCTTTGGGTTTTGCTTTGCATATTCACGCGCCATAAAAACTTGAAGTCTTGCGTGTTTTCTCCAGACAAAACCATCTTCGGCTGGATTGTATTTATCAGAATAAACTTTTTTAAAGTTAATTTTCTGATTTCTTTTTTGTGCGTATTGATCTAGTCCCATACCTTACCCCTTATTATAAACAATCAACGCAGTATCTAGTATCTTTAGAACTACGATGATCATTAGTTATTATTGTTTTACAAGAACGACAATTTAAAAACATATCTCCATTTTTAGAATTATCTTTTTTCTTTCTTGCTTTCTTCTTTTTCATATATGGGAGTTTATACTATTTAAAATAGCTGTCAATAATTATTTTT